CACCACAACAGTTCAGCCGCTTTGTGTTCAGCAGTTAGAGTAGCAATGGTCTGCTCATGCTCAAGAATTTCATTCGCCTGAATATCTATGTACTTTTCGGATCGCCTGTTCTCAGCAGTCAGGCGCTCGATCTCTTTGGCTTGCTGCTGCCACTGTGCGCGAGTCTTTCCTCCCGGCATATCTTGTCCACCAGCACTCATGTCTTATCGCCCTCCACGAGCTTGAGCGTCGGAACGTACATCACGACATCACGTTGCACGACATTGCCATCGGCGTCTACCTTGTCGCGTTGCAGGATCACATCACCGAGCTGGCTCGGCAGTCTCTCGATCTTCGTTTTCGTTGGTTTCATCTTTGCACCCATCCTTGATTCTGAGCCACAGCTCTTTATCGCATTTCGGAATCGGTGGGCCATGTCGGTATACCGCAGGTTTCTCGATCTGCGGTATACGCTCATCAGCCCTTGCCTTGATAGTCACAAACATCGCGAACGACAACACCAGCACGCCGACGACAAATAGCGTCGTCACACCGTAGCCGATCACGATGTCAGTCAAGCGCCTCACTTCGACGCCTCTCGAACAATAGTGGCGAACTCTTCTGGCGTAAGCTCGACGAGAACCGCCCACGGCTTACCGTTCTGCCTGTACGCAAGCGCAGGACGTTGCCCACAGGCTACAGCCGACTTCACCGTCTGCCGCCACCACTTCGGAATCGCGAGCGTTTCGCAGCGCTTGACCTCGACGGCGAACGGTTCAAGTCCTACGAGGTCGTGACCTTCGTCTCGCTCCTGACCAAGACGACGACGCACGAAGCCTCCAAGCCAATCGCGCATGAGGTTTGCGAACTCGCGCTCGCCTCGCTTGCCTTTTTCCCTGCTCGCCTTACCCATTGCGATCACGCTTGAACGCAACCACAGCGGCGTTCCAGATAATCGACAGTCCCCACCGAACGAACAACACCGAGCCGAACGCTGCCAAGATGAGGATGAGCATCAAAACCATATCCAGCGCCGCTGTGCCGATGATAGCGAGCGACATCAACAGCGCTTCCAGTAGGTCAGTGAGGTGATCCATTAGAAAAACTCGGCAGGAATGTTGACGTTGATGGCCGAGTCGCGAAGCGCCAGCTCAAGGTGAGGCGGCGACAGTTTCGACAGACTCGAAATTCCAAGCAAAGTTTTGAGCTGGTGCATCGCCCACGCCTCGATCGCTTTGATCCGTTCGCGATCGAACCACTCCTTGCCACCGAGCGCGCTCTCGCCTTGCTGGTGTTGCATCTGGTGATGGTTATCGCACAGCGGGATCGCGCAGTAGGCGGGCTTGTGCGCTGTGCCTGCGCCTTCTGCGACGCGGCGAACATGAGCGGGAACGATGTCGCCAGAACAGTTGCGATCCTTGTGCGCGCAGCCCTGCGTCTTCAGCCACTCGAGGAACAAGTCGTCGGAGCCGAGATACTTCCAAACGTCGGGACGCCTGAAGAAACCGCTCTGGACAAGCCATTTCGCAAATTGCCCGTAGTCGCCTTTTTTCGGAGGTTCAGCGAACGCCACCTGATTCTGGTGACGACGCACCGACTCTGGATCGAGTCGAGCGACCGCGATCGGATCGCCGTTGTCTGGGAACATCGAGAGAAACGCCTTACGGTCATTCGGTTCAACGTCAAACTGGACGCGAAGCGTACCGTCTGCCATTTCCTTCGCTGGTCGTCTCGTGACGATCAATGCCTGAACTTCATCGGACATATCCGAATCTCCTTTGCGAATCGAAACAGACTCGCCTAATTGCCTTGCGGCTCATAACCGCCCTTTCGTATTCGACGCCGCGCATACTCTTCGCCAGCGCTTCCAGTTTTCGCAGCAAACCTCTGAACCAATCAACCTCGATTCCAAGTTGTTCGCAAATCCAAGCAAAGTCACTTGAGTCAAAGTATTGCCGCGCGTCTTTCACCCATGCGATCGACTGATAGTTGCCGCCCGTCGAGTGTAGGTAGGCATCAAATATCGCTTGGTCGATCACGGCAAGCCATAACGCATCAATCGGATCAATGCCCTTGCCTTCGTATGTCGCAACGATCGACGCGCTACCGTCGGTCGGTGGCAACAGGTGAAGCGACTCCTTTCCGTTCATCGCGACCTGTTTCGTCACGAGGTCCATGAGCGCTGCCTTTGCGTCGTAAAGTTTGGATAGCCCTTTTTTAACTGGCATAGGCGATGCCGCTTGACTGCACCGCAGCCCAACAGATCGTCGCCCCAAGCAACACCACGAAAAGCAGATCAATCCAATCATTCTGCCACTTGATTTTCATTCTCGTCCGTTCCCGGTTCGTAGATAAAAAGATCGCAGCGAGCCGTTGCCAGCTCGCCGCTCTTTGCACAGACCAAGTCGATTCCCGAAACGGATTTCGACAGGTCGTGCCTTGAATGTTTACACGATCGACAGGTTAGGATGCGATCCATGATCCCGCCGCCGCTGCGGTGAACGTACCGATGAACAGGATCGGAACGAACCACCATTTCAGCCAGATTTTATTCGCCGCCGATCGGAGCCTGATGTTCTCCGAGAGCAGCGCTTCCAGCTTGTCCTCTGGGATGCTTCGCATCTTATGGCGTGACTTCACCACTCTCGTCCAGCCTCGGGATCGAGCGACTCGATCACCTTGATCGCCGTCTTCGCCTCGACGACGAACTCGGTCTTCGGATCGACGAAGCATACCTGCCTGCTCGCTTCGTCTTTGATCTCTTGAATCAGTTCTTCCTTTGTCATGTTGTTACCTCTGGTCAAATGGAGCGGCCAATCTTTTCGCCGTCACTGAAGCGCAATCCGACGAGCTTTGCTCCGGGGAATGTTTCGATGATCTTGTCGATGAAATCGCGATCGGTGTCGCAGAGCTTCGCACGAATACGCGCGCGCTCCGTTTCGCGGTGCTTGGTCTGGTCTGTTGCCGCAGCTTTCGCCTCGGCCTCGCCCTTGAGGGCGTCGCGTAAACTCATGCCCCTTTCCCGATGTACTCCCAAACCCGTAGAAGTCGGGAATGGTTGGTGACGCGCTTCGATTGTACGAAATCACCAGTAAATTTCCAGTCTTTCGTTTTGAACAACGACCCCGCCGCTGGTCCGAGCGTGTCGATGTCGTGCGCTGCCTGAAGCTGACGCCCCACCATATCAGCGGTACACCGTCGCGAGACTCTCGACAGCGCGATCTTTTTCGCGATGTCTCTCGCCAGCTCCAATGCGCTCTTTGCGTTTCCTTCTGCGCGCGCCATGCCATCTTGCTTCAGGCGCTCGCTCATCTTTTCGTCAAACAGTCGTAAATTACTCATAGCCAATTGCTCCTTTGCGGAATGTCTGGGTACGTCCGTTGAAGCGCATTATCCCGCCCCAACCAACAGGCCCGCCTCGGTACTTCAAAAATCCGACCTCGATGTCGCGCGTTCCATCGCTGTAGTTGTCCAGCGTTCCGTTCAGTCCGATCACGATGTCGGCGTCCTGCTCGATGTTGCCTGAGTCTCTCAGGTCTGAGAGCTTCGGCTTGCGTTGTTCTCGATCGACGCTACGGTTCAACTGGCAGAGCAACATGACGGGAATGTCCAAGCGCTTTGCCAAGAGCTTGAGCGATCGCGTCACATCGCCAAGTCCATCGTTTCGATTTCGATCACGGGGCAGATCGACGAGCTGAAGGTGATCGACGATTGCGAACTTGATGCCGTAGCGCCGATGCCATTCTGTGATTCGCCCGAGGATGCCAGCAACGTCGAAGGTGTCCTCGTCGATGTAAATCGGCAAGCGCTTGAATTGCTCGGCGTGTTCCTGATTCGCTGCGATCTTGTGCGTCAGCGCCTCAACGTCTTCGGCGTCACCGAACGCCAACGCGCTGTTGTTCACCTGATACTGGTGAGCGAACGCTCGGATCGCGATCTCGCCCGCACCCATTTCGAGCGACATGATGCCAACGGGAAAGCCCGCCGCCGCCGCCGCCTGCGCTGCCTGAAGCGATAGTGCCGTCTTACCGAGCGAAGGTCGCGCCGCGAGTATGATCAGCTTGCCGCCCTGTAAGCCTCTGAGACGGTCGTCAAGCGCCGCAATGCCCGTGGGTGCGCCAACGATACCGCTCGACTCTCTCGCTGCGATCTGCGCCGTCTCAATCTGTTGCAATCCAGCCTGAAGCGCTTCGTAGAAGTCGCAGGTCGGTGAGTCTGAGCGCTGCAAGCCTTCGAGCCTCGTCGCCAATTCTGCGATCGCGTCGAAGTCGCCGCCGTTGATCCGCTCCAATGACTGCGCGATCGCTGCCGACGCCTGACGCAATAGCGCTCGATCGCGAACGATCTTGGCATAGGTCGAGACATTGGCCGATCCCGGCGTTTCGTTTACGAGCGTCGCAAGCTCAGACAGGTCAAGGTGCGTCGTCTCTGACAGCGTGACGAGATCGAAAGGCTGACCCGCGTCGGCTGCGTCACGAATTGCCGCGAATGCCTCTCGGTGGAATTTCGTCGTGAAGTCTTCGGGCGACACGACTCCCGCGATCTTCCAGTAGGCGCTGTTGTCGATCAAGCACCCACCAAGAACAGATTGCTCTGCCGCGATGCTTGTCGTCAGGCTCACTTGTACTGCCCCGGTTCGAGACGACCAACGTCACCCCAATCCTCATCGGAGCGAACCTCTTCGATGTCGTCTTTCCAGACCTCTTGGTTCAGGAACGTCGAGGCGTGGAGGATGTACTTGTGATCCTTGTCGCGCCATTCATTTTGCAGTCGCGCCTTGACGTTCGCGATGATCGCTGTCGCGTTGTCGTCGCAACCAAGCGCTGCCCATCGCTTCTCGGCGTATGCTTTTTTGGCCTTGCGCGGATACAGGTTCCAGAACTCCGCGAAGTGTTTCGTCGATCGTGTTGGCGCTGCCTTTTTCGTCTTCGTGTCTTTGCGCTCAACCTCGGGTGATCCGTCGAGCGTCAGGTCGAAATAGCAGTTCCCCATCAGTCGGCAGAAAAGCTCGTGGTATCTCGCGCAGTCGCCATCGTCCTTCGGATTGAAGTTGCACAGGTGCATCAGGTACGCGCGATCGTTTGGTATTCGGTTCGCAGTCTGACCAGCAAGCGAGAGCAGCACGATCATCAGGACGCGCTGATCGTTGTCGCCCATCAGCCAATCGCGAGAGGTGAGCAGCGACGCATGGAGCTTCACCCATCGCGGGCGATCGTCTGCGTTGGTGCCGCGCCAATCTTGAAAGCGATGCCAGTTGGTGAGCTTGATGAACGCCCATGAGTGTTGGTCGGGATCGTCTGGGTTGATGTCGCAGACGGGTTGGTCGAGTCCTCGCTCTTTCGAGAATTGCGCGCAGTCGGCGCGGTACTCTGGTGTAAACTGCATTTCCGGCCCTCATCCCCCAAGCGAAAAAAAGGGCGGCAGCAACTCTGAGGGGGAAAGAGTTTGGCGAGCTGTCCTCGGGATGATGCCGAGTAAGCTGCCGCGCGAGTTCGTCGAAGCATAAGGCGAAACCCGGACGACGATCAACCCTGTACCCTCTGGGTATCATGCGACCGAAAAGAAAAAAAGCGACGCAAAAAAAGAAAAAAGATAGAAGAGATAGAAAAGAAAAGAGCGTTTTCCCTGCAAGAAAATTAGGTCATTCCTGAAAGCCTTGCAGCGCATAGCGTACAGCGTGATCGTGAACCAAAAATGAACCAAAAACCGGGTTTAGGTCATTTGGTTCACGCCGACCACTCTGAATGATACCCGTTGGGTCCTTTTTTGTTCGTGACAACGATTGACGCAGGGAGCATAATTGCGACTCGACCAATCTACGAGGAACATCAAAATGACCTTAACACCTGAGCAAATTGCGCGCCGTCGTCATGGCCTCGGCGGGAGTGAAGTCGCAACGATTCTTGGCCTGAATCCGTACAAGTCTGCCTATGAGCTTTGGCTCGAAAAGACGGGCAGAGTCGAACCCGAAGACATCAGTCAGAAGTTCGCGATCCGTCGCGGCAACGACATGGAGGCGCTCGTCGCGAAGTGGTTCAGCGAAGACACGGGCATGACGGTTCACCGCGTCAACAAAACGCTGACAAACCCCGACCACCCGTATCTCGTCGGACACATCGACAGGCGCATCGTCGGCGCGAAGGAAGGGCTGGAATGTAAAACGGCGAACTGGCGCATGGCAGCGAAGTTTGGCGAGCAGGGAACCGACGACGTTCCAGCGAACTACCTGATCCAGTGTGTTCACTACATGATCGTCACGGGCTGGCGCGTTTGGCATCTTGCCGCAGAGCTTGGCGGCGACTTCAGGATATACCGAATCGAGTATGACAGCGTTCTCGCTAACCATGTCGCGCAGTCGGCGCATGATTGGTGGCAGCATCACATCATCGAAGAGATCGAACCCGAGCCGCAGTCGGCGCGTGATCTCGATCTCGCTTTCCCGACTGCCGACGCTGGTGTTCAGGTCGAGGCATCGAGCGAGATCGCAGCGGTCCACTCCGAGCTTCGTGTCGTGCAACGTGACACGAAGGCGCTGAAGGATCGCGAGAGCGCGCTTAAGGAACAGATCAAGTCGGCAATGCGCGACGCTTCCACGCTGACCCATGAAGGGCGCAAGATAGCAACGTGGAACAACCAAAGCAGGAAGAGCTTTGACTCGAAGGCGTTCTCCACTGATCATCCACAGCTCTTCGAGCAGTACCAGAAGACGAGCGAGTTCCGCGTCCTTCGGATAAACAAGGGTCCGGGTGAGTGAAATTCGCGCTCCGCAACAGCGAGACAGGTGAAGTCCATGAGATCGACGACAACGCGTTCCAAGAACTCTGTGCCTGTCTCGAATACGCGAAAGAGCAGCAACGCGCCACGCTGATCTTTCGCGGTATGCGCCTCGACTGCAAAGTCGCGGCAGAATTGATATACGATTCCATTTGAACGAGGAACACATCATGACCGAAGCAGCAGTAGCAACAATCCCGAAACGCAAGAGCCTCATCGAA